TTCGCCAGCCATTTGTACGCCTATATTTTCTAAACCTTCTACAGCTACAGCGTCTTCTATAGGTACTGGTATAGCGGCGCATCTACAGTTTATTACGTTACTGGCGCTGCCGCGTCTGTCGCCTGGCTGCATTAGTTCCTGTCCCTGTACTATAAAGGGCTGGTCAAAAGGTACGGTCTGTCCGTCTGCTGCCCTGTGGCTTGCGCGTTCGCGTCCGTCTAGTGCTGTAGACCATTCTTTTTGTAGCTGGTCTTTTGGGAATATAGTAGTAGCGCTTTCTAGTATAGCCTTATTACTTATAGCTGTGGTTTCTGTACGTATAAACCGTTCGGCTTGGTGTTGGCTGTAGCCGTCGAATTGACGGCGTAGTATACGCGCTTGTTCAGCTGCGCCTAGCGCTTGGAATTCTGGGTCGCGGCTTAGTTTAGTTGTAAGGGCTATAAGGGTTTTTAAAGCTGTACCCTGTACTAGTGTTACGTTTGTTTTAGCTACCGCAGCGCCGTATGTAGCAAAACTTTGGCGCCATTGGTTTTGGTATTGGTCGGCGCTTTGCTTCTTTATAAACTTCTTATAGTTTTTAAAATACCAGTTAGCAAAATGTAGTCCAGTTTCTTCGTAGTATTCTTCGTAGAATTTAGACAAATAAGCTACAGGGAATAAACCCTGTACTATTATACGCCCTTGATCTACAAACTGCTGCACCCCTTTAGCGTATTCGGCGTTATACCATTTACGTAGTTTCTTTATATGCTTACGTTCCATTTTACCGCGTTCGCGTTCTACGGACGTTTGCCAGACTTGCTTAAACTGCTTACTTATAGCTGGCTTACTGTAGCGTTCGTACTGGCTATAGCAAAACGCTACGCGCTGGTCGCTGTTAGGGAAGTCCGCTATGCTTTCGGCGTCGCTTACGCATCTAGTAATAAACCTACTGCGGTCTTCGCCTGGTCTTGGTTTAGGCATTGTCTTCTAGTTCGGCTAGCTTTTTATTTGCATATTCGCGCATAGCTTCGCCGCCCCATAAGTTGTAAGCTACAAAACCGTTATCTAGCCAGGGTTCGTCTTTGTGTTTTGGATCTACAGTGCTGTACGTCTTGGCGCGTTCTAAATAGCTTCTAGTGCGTTTTAAAACTTCTAGGCTAATTGGTTCGCGGCTGCTTAATTGCTGCGCCCTAGCTAGCCCTACGTTCGTTCCAGCGGTTACTACCTCCCTACCGTATTTTTCTATCCAGCCTAGCATACGCTTAGCGTTGTTAGTCGCCGCCTGTGGGTAGTCGTCGTAGCTTTCGGCTTTGCTAGTTTCTTTACTACTTTCTGGGTGTTCAGCTGGAAGTAGGTCTGTATCGTGTTTACCACTTCTAAACTTACCATTTTTAAGCGCATATAAATAACTATTTACGCGCGCCATAGCCCACTGTTCAGGGCTTTGTACTGTTGGTCTAACGCTATCTGGGTTAGTTCTATAAGCGCCTACACCGCGTTTATATACTTCGTATAGTGTACCTACAGTAGTACGCTTGCTGTCGTCGTCGCCTACTTCTTCGTTATGGTCGTTAGTTTTTTTTTCTAGTGCAGCGTTTAGCCTGTCGCTTATTTCTTCGTCTTTGCTTTCAGCTATAGCAGCTTCATAATCGGCGTGGCTGTCAAAAGGCATATATACAGTTTCGCCTTCTACTTCTAGTTCGTGGTAGCCACTACCGCCTAGTTCTTCGGCGCGTGCCTGGGCTTCTTCTATAGTAGTAAAATAATCTACCATACCTTCTACTTCGGCTTTAACATTAAAAACGTCTGACTTTACTTCTATATTATAAAGCGCTTCTTTTATTAAACGTTTTTCTTCTTCTATATCTACAGCCATTGGTGCTGGTTCTGGTATTTCTATATCCTGGTTACTTACAGGCAGTAGGTTACTAGGTATATAGTAGTCGTCCATAGCTGGCGTGTCTTCGTCTTTGCCGTAATTCATTACAGCGCGTTTTTCGTTTGGTGTTATCCACCAGGCGCTACTTAGCTGCTGTACTACTTTGTCGTTTTCTTCTTGTAGTTCTGGTATCGCCGTAAAGTCAAAGTCTAAATACAGGTTATCGCCGTACATTGGTACTAGCCAGCGGTTCAGTTCGTCGCGTAGTTTTATTAGTTCTGGTATTACAGCGTTTTGGTATAAAGCCTTTTTGGCTTCCTTCATATTGTTATACGTGCTAGCTTCTGTATTGTTTAGCAGCTGTACTGGAACGTTAAATATGTTACAAATATCTTTTATAGACGCGTTATACTGGTCTATTAGTGAAACGTCCGCAGCGTTTAAACCAAAGTTTACCCAGCTTAGTTTCTTAGGTGTTATAATAACGTCGCCGCCATTATTACTGCCTTGGTACTGCTGTCTAAATTTGTCTTTTAGTTGCTGCGCCTGTACTTCGTTTAGATCGCCTTCTTCAGACATTAATACACCCCTGGCGGTCTGGTTCTGCAAGTATTTAACCCCTGTAGTAACAGCCTCGTTATTTGTTGTTAAACTGCGTAAACCAGCGCGTAGTGGGCTTTGTCCGTATAAGTGGCTGCCTGTACCGTCGTAGTATGGGTTAAAGTCTTTTATATGTAGCACTTCTTCTGCTGGCATACTATATTGTCCGTTATACTCTATACGGTATTCTTTTATAGGCTGCATTAAACCGTTACTAACTATTTCTACTACTTGGCTAGGTAGTACGTATAGTTCGGTGTACGTCCCTTGGTTAGGTCCGCTGTCTGGTCCTATACCATATACGTAGCGGTTACCAGTTAGTTTACCAAACGCTATTAGTTCTGTTAGCCAGCTGTTATAAGACTGCGCTGGGTTTGGGCGTTCTAGTAGTTTATGTAGTGGCGTGTGGCTTACTTCTACTAGCGCGTGCTTCTGTAGCATCTTAGCCTGGTGCATTGTACTACTGTCTAGCGTACCGCTTGTTAGCGCCTTATAGCGTTTTAGGTCGTTTTCGCTTTGTTTCTCGTATACTTGAAACGGTATAGTAGTAGCCGCTTTAGTTATTATATTGATTAAAGAATATACTGTAGCGTTCTTACGGTAGCCTTCGTCTATATAGCTACGGTCGTTTTCTGGGTTCCATAAAATACTTTCGCCTAAGTATTGATATATAGCGCGGTTGTATTCGGCTGCTGTCTGTTGGGCGTTCTTAGTAATTAGTTTTGAAAGTCTGTTTAAAAGGCTAGCCATACTTAAATTTTTACAAATTTACTATTTTTAAATTACAAAAAAGTCGTTACGGTTTTTATATAGGCTGTAGGTAGAATATCTAAGGCTATCACAAAGGTGGTTATGTTTATCTATTGGCGTATTTATTACCGTACCGTCTTTTAGCTGCTGCCAGTAGTAGTTCTGTTGTTCTTTGATTAGGTTAGTGCTTTCTTCGCTTACTATTATATCGAATTCCTTTAGTAGGCTTATACCAGCTGTTATACTACCAGCGCCTTTTATAGCTGGCTTAGCTAGGCAGTCCATTTGCTTTAGTTCTACAATACTTTTAGGTTCGGCGCTATCGCAAAACATTAGCGTATGGTTTAAACCTTGCGCCTTTAGAAAGTCCGCTATATCGCGGTTAGTGTAGCCAGTCTTATATAGCAGTTCGTGAACGTACAGCTTATTGCCTTTCTTAGCTACTTTTAGTATCGCCGTCGGATCATTCGTAAAGCCAAAGTCTAGCCCTAAGTGGTAGTCCAGGTCTGGGAAGTCTGCGTATGGTATGTACGTCCAGTTCTGGAAAATTTGCCTACTACTAAATACGGCGCGCTGCCCTTCGCCAAAGACGCGCCAGTAGTCTGGATCGCGGTCTTTTAGTAGTTCTATTTCGCGCACTAGTTCTTCTGGTAGGAAGTTGTTGTCCTGGTAGGTTGTTATCCAGGTGTCTACGTCGTCGCGGTCCACGTCTATTAGTTCGGTATAAAGCCAGTGTACAGGGTCGCTAGGGTTAAAGTCTATTATAAGCTGTTCTGTTGTACGCATATTCAGCTGTCTAAAGTCTTCGTAGTGCAGTTCGTTAGCTTCGTTAATAAAACATATATGGCGCTTTCTACCGCGTATTTTCTGTGGGTCGTCTAAATTTAAAAAAGATATAGTACAGCCGTTATACTTAAACGTGTTTTCGCTTTTGTTATGTACACCTTTATAGTAAACCCCTAGGCGCTGTAGTATTCCTATTAGGTCGCGCTGTACAGAACCTTTAATAGCTGGCAGCGTTTTACGTACTATATCAATAGTTAGCGGCTTTTTAGCTGTTGTAATACGGTAGACTAGGTATTGACAAATAGCATAGGTCTTACCGCTTCTAGTACCGCCCTGGTGTATCTTTATTCTGGCGTTGCTGTTTAGGGTTTGGTAGAATTGTATATTACAGCTTTCTGTTACTTTTTGTCTGCTGGCTTCCATTCTATTAGCTTGCTTTCTATAGCGCCGTCGTGTGCTATTTCTTGGCGTTCTATATAGCCGCGCTTCTTACCTTTTGTTTTTAAGTAGAATATAATAGCTGTAGGGTTTTCGTCGCGTATAAGTTTATGTAGCTTGCTTTCTGCAAAGTCCAGGGCTACGTTACCTATATCGTCTACAGCGGCTTTAAAGGCTTTGTCTTTTTCTAGCCATAGGTAGTAAGTTTTTCTAGCTATACCTATTTGCTTACAAGCAGTAGTTACTACGCCTAGGCTTTTTTCTAAGGCTTCTAGCATAGCTGTTTTTTTCTTTTGTGTATTATGTGTAGGCATATACTGCAAAAGTACGTAAAAACGCTTAAAACATTATAATAACCAATAAATAGTACTATTAATCAGTATACCAGCCTATAGTTATACCAAAGAAAAAGCAAAGTAGCTGCAGCTGGTGTTCGTTAAAGTGCGCTGTTTTTTGTTGTCTGGCTGTGCTGTCTGTATAGTGTACGCCTACAATTAAGCCGTAAATAGGGAAGAAAGTTATATACATAGTTCTACTTGTTATGTTTGTTATAAAGATACGTATAAAGTTCCCATATCTTTTTACTGGCTTCTAAGTTTGTTTGGTATATATCTGGGCTGCGGACCTTTTTACCGTTGTCTTCTATTACTATTCCTAGTCCTTTACGCGTCGCTACTATGTATATTTTTATACCGTTTTTTAGCGCCCAGGACATAGCTTTATACTGCGTGTTATTCATTATGTTAGTTTATTGTATTGTATATTATACATTATGTTAGTTTATGTTAATTTATGTTATATATATTATATACTAGTCCCAGGGTACGTTAGTGTCTTTTATTACTTCGAAAGTTTTACTAGCCTTACCTATTGGTTTGTATACACCGCCGTTATGGAAGTCTGGCGCTAGGTCAAATTGCCCTAGCTGTCCGTTTTCTTTACGTTTTATTTTTTCTACATATATAGTTACTAGGTCGCTTTTGTATTCCGTCTTTTGACCTACAGACCTAAAGCATACTAGACCATTATACGCCTTATTATAGAAGTCGGCGCTGCCGCTAATATCGTACAGGTTAGGCTTTTTAAATACGCCGTTATCGCTTTCTATTTTTCTAGGGTGTGCTACTAAAAATAGGTGCGTATTGGTCTGCTGGCAAAATTGCGTTATCTGGCTTAGTAGTTTACCTATGTACGTAAAGTCGCGCTGTGCGCTGTGGTCTAACATATTCCAGGGATCAATTACCAGTACGTTTACGCCCTTTTGGAACACTAGCTGTCTAAAAGCATCTAGTATACCTTTTAAAGTTAAATTTTCTAGGTCTATTTTTATCCAGTAGAAGTGGTCTTGTATAAAGTCTTTGGTATTGTTTAAGTCTTCTGTACCGCAGCTTTTACCGTTTAGTTTGTCTGCTATACGTTTTATATGACCTTCGTATGGGTAGCTTTCTGGGCTAAACATAGCGCATCTAAAGTTATATTTAGTAGCTAGGTTCACTAAAACCTGGTCTATAAAGTCAGACTTACCGCTGTTTGGTATTCCAGTTACTACAGTCCATTCGCCGAACGCTAGTTTAAAATACGTATCGCTTTCGCCTAGGTTTATAGTATAGTTTTTTATACCGTTTTGGTTATAGTTTAATACGTTTTCCCATATATTGTTTAGGTTTAGTACGCCTTCTAATGGGAAGTTCTTAGCGTCGTTTATAAGCTGGCGTAGTGTTTCGCCACCTTTTTGTATTAAAACTTCGTTAGCGTCTTTATATTCGCCGAATTCAACGTATTTACAGCGGTAGGTTCCTAGCCTTCTAGCTAGTTCGTTACGCAGCTGTAGCCCTGGCTGGTCGTTATCGGTGCATAGTATTATTTCTTCTTTGTCTTCGAAGTACTTATAGCAGTTATCTAAGTAGTCTAGCTTCTGGTTACCTTTACTAGCGCCGTTAGGTACGCTACAAACGCTATATAAGCCAGCTTCGTGTAGGCTTAGCGCGTCTAGTTCGCCTTCTACTATATAGCAGCGCTTTCTGTCTTTTAGGTTGTCTATACCGTAGAAAATTAGTTCAGCGCCAGAAACCATTTTAAAATTCTTCTCGGCGTCCCTATATTTAACGTTAATTAGTTCGCCTTCCCTAAAATAGTTAAAGTTGATCGTACGCCGTTTTTTCTGTACTTGCGGTATGTACTCTAGGCTTTCGCCTATTTTCCAGTGGACCAGCGTAGGTTCTGTTATAGCCCTACCTTTAAACCATTCTACTATACGGCTGTTTAGTTCAGCGTTTACTTTTGGTGGTTTTGTGTATTCCTTTTTAGGTGTGAATTTTACGTTACCAGCATAGCCGCAGTTATGGCAGTTGTATACGCCTTCGTCTATATTTACGCTTAGGCATTTGTCGCTTTTGTTTTTTCTGGTGTGGCTACATTTTGGGCAAATTGTTTTTACTTCGCCGCTGTTAGCCGTTAGGTGTATACCTAGGTCCTGTAGTTTCTGTTTGTATTCCATTTGTTTTTTTCTGTTTCTGTTGTTTCGTTTGCTAACCTACAAAATAATTTAGCGCAAAAATTAGCATTTGTACTGTAATTACGTAAACTGCTACAAAATAAGCAGCAGCTTTTAGTAAAAATTTATGGTTTCTGTTCAGTTTCATATTTCAAAATTTAGTTTTGTTTTTTAAAAAAGTGTCTGCTGCGCCTGGTGTTGTTTTAGGCGTTTTATAGCTGCTTCGTAGTAGTCTTTGTCTAGTTCGCAAGCGGTTAAACTATAGCCTAAATTATGACAGGCTATTGCTATACTACCACTACCTAAATGAGTATCTAAAATCTTATCACCATCTTTTGCATAGTTCATAAGTAACCATTCGTATAACTGTATAGGTTTTTCGGTTGGGTGTATTCGTTTTTGCTTGTTCTTCATATTTTGTTGTAGCATACCATTCCAACGCCATTTAAAGTTTCTAACAGATGTTTTAAAACTTGTATAAGCTAATTCACTATCAGCAAAGTTTCCTGTATTGTCTTTGTCCCATACAATCCAACAGCTACTATTCGCATTTGGTACGTTTTCAATAAAATGATTAGCACCCCATATTATTTGGTTCTTAGAAACTCTTTTTAATTCTATAAAATAAGTTTTGTCAGGTGCTTTACTATCCCATTTTTTAGCACCGTAATCTGTAACCTTGCATAAACCACCACCCCCAACACTTCCATTTTTAGCAATATCAATTCCATAAGGAGGGTCTACAATAGCAAGGTCAAAGTAGTTATCCTCATATCTTGCCATTAGTTCTATATTGTCCTCGTTTGTTATTTCTATCATATCTAAAATTTATATAAATAACGCTTTATAGCGCTGCTTTTTTCTAGCATTAGTACTTCTTTTTCTATTTTGTTAGTGTCTTCAAAAATAGACTGCCTAGGGCTTTGTATTGTCTGTTTAGTGTATTCTATACTATCTAAATCAAATACCCAGCAGCCCTTAAAATCTATTACAGCGTAATACCGTTTAGCTATATCTATATCTAGTAGCGCCTGGTATTTATAAACTTCCAGCATTTTATCTATATATGCTTCGCGTCTAAATTTAAACTCTATAATACAGCTACTGCCGTTTAAATCTAAACCCATAGCGTCGAAGTGGCTGTAGTCTTCGCCAGTCCATTCTAGCTTCCAGCCTTCTAGGTTTAAAAGAAAAACCAGCTGCTGTTCTAGTAGGTGTATTTTTTCTATACTATTTACTGTGTGCATACTCTAGTATTTGTTTATATTCAGCTGGCGTAAAATTCATACGCAAATTAAAGTCCTGTACTACGCCGTTATTTGTAATAGCTTTTACCATTTTTACGTCGTTTTCAAAATACGGTACTAAGTCTTTAACGCCTTTTAGCTTGTTTAAGGCTGTAGGACGCGTTCTAAGCGCACTTCGTTCCATAAACCTATCTATGTACCGTACGCCGTTTTTATCGCTGTTACGTAGCTTTAAAACGCTTAAAAAGTTTTCAGACCAGAATTGGTCTTGCCGTAATTGTCTACAAACTTCGTAAACTTTACGCAAGTCGTAGCCGTCTATACGTTCTATTCGATCCAGACATACTTTCCATTTTTCTATAGTTGCTGGCGTTTTAGGTCTATACCTTTTAGGAAAAAGTTGTACGAAGTGTGTGTAGGCTTTTTCGACATTTTCAGACTTCGTGCATATATATTTATTATTATTATTAGTATTATTAATAGATATACTAGTTATAGTATTACTTTGTATCGGATTTTCAGGCGACGGTTTTTCCGTCGACGGTTTTTCAGTAGGCGGCTTTTCAGTCGCTGGTGTATCTTTTAGTATGTAGTTATATGCTACTATCTTACCATTCTGGCGCAGTTGTTCTCGTTGTAAATAGCCTAACTGTTCTAGTTCAGCTATGGCGCTACGTACAGCGTCCCTACCGTTTTTAAAGTGGTTTGTAATAAAATTTATAGTTATTTCCTGGTTACTACTATGGCTAAATAAATAACAGTATAGCCCTGTAGCTTGCTGGCTTATACCTTGCTGCCTAAATATAGCGTTAGGTACTATAGTAAAGTGGTCGAATTTCGACGGCTTTATTATTCTATTAAGTTTCATTTGTTCCTGTTTATTTTCGTTTGTTTCTGTTTCTGTTTCTGTTTACTTCTGATCCACTAAACCTTTAACGTGGTCGCAAAATTCGCGCAGTTCGCCGAAGTGTTTTATAAAGTCTGTAAACCTTATTTTATCGTCTTCGTATAGTTCCCATAGTACTTCTACAAGTAAGTCGAATTCTATACGCGTCATTTTACCTACGTATTCGTAGTTAAATTTAAACCCTTCTGGCGCGCTTTGCGTCCAGCGTACCTTTTGGTTTTCTTCGTCAAAGTATACAGCGTTATAAATCATTTTTTAAAGTATTTGTCTATGGTTTCTTTACAGCCTTCAAAACTATTTAAACAGTGCGCGGACCAGCCATTTAAACTTAGTTCTTTTAGCCAAAATTCCTGTGCTTCTGTCATTTTATTACGCCCAGCTTTAAGTTCAATAGCCAGACCTACAAAGTCGCCACTAGGGCAAAATACCATAACGTCTGGTATACCAGCCTTACCGCCTAAATACTTGAATTTAAACCGTTCAAATGGCGTGCGCTTACCTTCGTTTGGTATATGCGCCGCTAGTACTTCTGGGTACTGCATAGCTATATAGTCCATTACGGCGTTTTGTAGCTTGTCTTCTGGTCCTAAGTATTTGTGGTAGTGGTTTGGCATATAAAATTTGTTGGTTATTTGGTATTGTTATTATATAAGCTGTTCGTACTTACTTAGTCTGGTTTTTAGTATCTGGTAGTCCAGCTGCAGCTTGTTAAACTGGTGTACTAGTTCTTCTATAGTTAGTTCTTTTGGTTTTTCTTCGTTTAAATTTTTTGCTATTTCGTAAAGTTCGTAAAAATTCTTTTTAAAATTACTATCAAATTTTTTTATATACGGCAATTCCTTTAACGCGTGCAGTACTGTAGCGTGGTTTTTACCTATACTTTGCCCTATTTTTACTACTGAAACGCTTGTAAATTCCCTACATAAATAGTAGTATATAGATCGCGCCTGTACGTATACAGTAGTTCTTATTTTTAGTTCTATATCAATACCGTAAAAGTCTTCTACTAAGTGTTTTAACTGTTCTAGTTTTTTGTTCTGTTCCATTTTTATAAATTTTAGCCTAGTATAATTATACCGTCGTCGTTTCTATTGCCGTCGTAGCCCAGCGCTACGTCTGTTTCTAGGTAGTATTTCCAGTCGGCTAGTGCCTTTTTGTATTCGTTTCTACCTTTTTCTAGCAGTTCGTCGCTAAGTACGTATGTTTCAATACTATACGGCGCGTTGGTTTCTATTGCTATAAATATAAATTTATTTACTCCTAGCATATCCATATAGAACGCCGCCTGTACGTGGTATTTATATTTATATATATCGCTTAAAAACGCCCTAGGGCTGTTGTCTTGGCACGTTTTAACGTCGCTTATAAAACCAGCTACTTTATTTACGCAGTCAGGACGTACGCGGACCTTTACGCCTTCATATTCTAGGTAGTGGCTTAGTTCCATTTCGCCTTGTACAAACTCTTTAGCTTCGCTTTTATCTAGGTTTTCTAGTATAGTAAGTATACGCTGGTGGTCGGTTTGGTCTATAATATCTTTGCCTTTAGCTTCTTCTAAGTGCTGGGCGTATAGTTCCTTACCAGCCTTTGTACGCCTATCTATTTTAGGTATTATATGGTAGTCTTTATGGTATTCTTTTGGTTCGTATATAGCCGTATGTACAGCAGTTCCGAAAGCCATACTAGGCGTACTTTTAAATTCAGCATTTAAAAAGTGGTGTACGCTTTTTTTAGCGATCATTTTTAAACCGCTGGCGCTTATATAGTCTTTGTGGCTGTGGTATTGTTCGTTGGTATCTTTTGCTGTTTTCATTTGTTCTAATTTTACTATCATTTTGTTACAATTTTACTATCATTTATTTATAATAAAAAAGCCTAGGCGCTAGGCACCCAGGCTGTTGTTAAAACCTACCAGGGTAAGTCAGCACCCCCTTGCGCTACTTTAGTTTCTTTTTGTTCGGTTGGTTTATACGTATTAAACGACATACTTAAACTTCCGTCGTCGTTTTTCCAAAGGTTCGCTTTGTATTGCGTGTCGCCTTTGTATTCGCTTTTAGCGTCTTGTATATCGTCTTGTTTTAAACATTCTACAAGTAGCCTAGGTGTTATTAATACGTTAGCTAAAAGGTTCTGTGGCGCGTTATCGCCAGGGTTAAATAGCCTTACGCCATTTACGTACTTTGTTTTGGTATTACTCATATATTAAATTTTGCAGTTATCTGCTGTTTATACTCTTTTTTCATTTTATAATTAGCCAGCACTTTTTTAGCCTGGTCGGTCGTACCCTTTAGGGTTGCGTTTAGTTGGTTTTCTGTTAGCCAGGTTTTGTTATCCTGGTTTGCTACAGCGTTACCTACTTCGTCAGCACTAGCTATACTAGTGTCTAGTCCTATACCTAAATAGCCTAACGCGCGCCCTAAAGCGCTTGTAAAGCCGTTTTCTAAAAACGACGTTTTGTTAATATAGCTACTGTCGCGGTATTCCTGGGCGTGTGCGCTTACCATTTCGTTACCGTCTGGATCTAAAATAGTAGCTTTAAAAACGCCTTCTTTGTCGTCTAAACTTATTAAGTCTTCGACAATACGCCAGCCATTATAGGCTGCTTCCTTTCTAAAGTGTATAAGCCGCTGGTTTACGGTTATATACTCTTTGCCTTTTATATTTACTGTTTTCACTTGTTTACTATTAAATTAAAAGTTATATCTAAACTAAAACCAGCTTTATGTAACGCGCGAAGTTCAGCTACTCTAAAAGTTTCTGGGCTATCTAAGCGCGTATATACCGTAGGGTATTTAGCGCCTATTAGTTCGCATATATCTTTTAAAGTGTAGCCTAGCTTGCGCATTTCAGCTGTAAATAATTCTTTATACATATTGTATATTTTACTGCTAAACTACA